ATAATGGTGTAGCAAGTGTATCTGTTGGTAGGGAACCAGGCGGAGCAAATACAAACAATGCAGAGTTTAGATATGGTGGGGGAGCAGGAGCTAATTATAGTTCTGCACAATCACTTGACATATTAAATTATGGCATAGGTAATTTTAATTATCATATAAGTGCAAATAATGCTGGTGCAATCGCTGGTGATTTTCACTGGCATAGGGGAGTCAATAACACTAGACTGATGACACTTACGGGTATTGGTGGCTCACTTGGTATTGGAATTACAACACCATCCACACCCCTCCATGTTCTTGGTAATGCAACTATAACAGGGAATGTCGTTCTAGGTGGAGATCTAAATGTATCAGGAAATGCTGCCTTGAATGTTGTTGGTGATGTTACTGGAACTTTAACTGGAAATGTCAATGCAACTTCAGGTGTATCAACATTTAGTAGAATTGACCTTGATATTAATAATTACTATGAATTTGGTGAATTATCTGCTGCTGGTGTTGGTATTGGAACCACAATGAGTAACTTTAAATTTGCTGTTAATCATGAAGCGAATAAAAAGTTTACTATAACAGATAGTGGTAATGTTGGTATAAGAACTGATGATATTAATGGTAACGCATTATTAGTAAATGGTGCAGTTGTTGCACTAGATCCAATAGGAATTGGTACTGATGAACCTAGAGCTGCAGTTGATTTTGCTGATGCTGGTCAAGCAACTACAGGATTAGCAGCAAATAGAATGTATATGATACCACCAAAAGTAAATACAGCACAAAGAGCTGCATTACAGGGAGTGGTATCTGGTGCAGTCATCTTTCATACAGATACAAATAAATTGCAAGTATATGTTGGAAGTGGTACTTACAATGTAGCAAATTGGCAGAACTGTAATTAACTATGACTATTAAATCATCAGGTACACAACTATCATTTTCTGAAATTGAGTCAGAATTTGGTTCTAATCCTGGCAGAAGTCTAGGACAATATCGCTCTACTGACCCAAATTTCCAGAATAAAAATCTTGGTTCATTATCTAATCTCCCATTAGATGCAGGTATTCCCACTTCGGGCGAAATAAAGTTCAGCGATTTTTATGATAAAAAATTAAATCTTGTAGTAGACTATTATGATGATACTGGTTCATCAGGTGGAGAGGCAAATAACATATTAAATCGTGAAGATGATGGTGCTAATACAATGGCAGCAACTTGGAGATATAATAATCAATCTGATAGAGTTAAAGTTGTTGGAGGTTATAGATCCAGACCAACAGGTACTTTTTCACCAGGAACATATAATCTATCATCAACAGCGTGGGGTGGTGGAAAAAAAGTTTTTATTCATGTGAATAAAGAAGTGGGTGGAGTTAAATCTGACTCTGGCACAGATGTAAATAAAGTTTCCCTTAGAACAGGTGGATGGCCATCTGGCACATCATTACAAATAGATATTGGTTCTTCAGGAAGATTACAAGGTGCTGGTGGAAATGGAAGACAGGGAACTACAAATGGTGGAACCCCTGCACAAGCTTTCGCAGGTTCAAGTGGTTTAGGTGTAGAATATCCAGCACAAATAAACAACAATGGTATCATAAGATGTGGTTATGGCGGTGGCGGTGGCGGAGCAGGATCTAACTCTGACCCTAATAAAAGTATGACTGACTATGGAAGGTCAGGCGGTGGCGGTGGCGGTGGTGCTGGCATCCCTGCTGGTGATGGAGGACCATCTAACTCAGGTGGATATGGTGGATCTATTAGCACTGGAACTGCAGGTCAGGATGGCACATTTGATGCAGGTGGTAATCAAGGAAATGGTTTTGGGGTTGGAGCTGATCATGGTGCTGGTGGTGGCGGTGGTGGTAATGGAGGAAATGGAGGAGATATAAATGATAATCCTACAGGTGGAAGTGCTGGAAGTCCTAATGTAGCGGGAGGAGGATCTGCTGGAAATAACGGTCATGGTATAATATTCAGTTCAAATACTGTGCAAAGTAATAGCACAGGAGATAAGACAATACCTTCTAATGAAGGTGGTGTAATAGTTGGAGGTGTGTTCTAGATTAAATGATTATTATTATGGATGAAGTTGTAGGAAATCCTACATTTCAATCTGACTGTATTGATTTACTACAACAGAATAAAAGAAAGACAGGAGTTGACAATTATAAAGAAAAATGGTATTCATTAGATGAAGAACATCATTTTCAAGATTTTTGTCTACAAATATTAAATGTCGCAGGTTCATTTTTTGACCTATCAACCTGTAAAGGTTATGAATTTTGGACACACAATAATACAAGACCTAGAGGTTGGCATATTGATCAAGATGAACAATTAGTCAGTGTAACAGGACAAACTAGATTTCCATTGTGTTCTGTGGTATACTACCTAAAAGTAGAAAATCTTAAAGGAGGAAAATTGCATATCGAAGACGATATAATAACACCTAAATCAAATCGTATGGTGATATTTTCACCTGAACTAAATCATTGTGCAGAACCCTTTATGGGTGATAGAATAACATTATGTGTTAATCCTTGGAGTATAAAATTATGAATGACTTTATATCGGTGATTGATGACTTTATGTCACCCGAAGAATGTAATGAATACATCAATCTCATTGAACATTATATTAGTAATGGTTTAATTTTAAAAGAAGATGAATCATATCATAGCAGAGATCATTTAACTATGAACTTTAATAATGATTTTAATTATGATATATTAGCTGGAGATAATCTCTCTCTAAAATTTCTTCCATCAATAAGTAAACCAGTTTTTCATTATTTAAAAGAATTTAGTGTTCTTGGTAAAGAAAAACTTTTATTATATGATACAAAGGTGAAAAAAATACCAATCGCTGGTGGTTTTCATGAATGGCATTATGAAAATAGCGGACTTCAAGTTTCTCCTAGAAAACTAGTAGTACAACTATATCTTAATACAATAGAGGAGGGTGGTGAAACAGAATTTTTGTATATGAACAAGAGAATCAAAGCGAAGCAAGGTAGGTTAATTATATTTCCTGCTGCCTTTACACATACTCATAGAGGTAATCCACCGATAGGTCAAGACAAATATATCGTATCATCTTGGGCAGTATCACAAGATAATAGATGACAAAATTCGTAGTTAAAAAACTTAAAATGATTAAGGGAAGGGAACTAGAAGTATCCCTATTTCATATTAATGTGCAAAAAATTAAATTTAAATGAAATCTAAAAGTGCATTTAGAAAGATAAGAGAGGATAAATTTGCAATATGTTCTCTAGAAGCAGAGAAGGGTTGGATAGGAATCGAACCTGAATATTTAAGTTATGGTCTATACCATTATGTTGTCAAAGGATCTGCTAAATTTGGTGTGCCTTTTAAGCAGGAATATGATATAATTAAAAAAGGAGATTTTTATTGCACTAAGGATAAATTATATGATGCTTTTATGATGGAGGCAGTTGAAGATTTTTATATAATTGGTTTTAGCACATTAGATAAAAAACAAGATTGGAATGGAACGATAGTTAAAGATAAAATATTAAGAGTCAAAAAAGAATCGATACTAATATGTTTAGATGGATCTCCAATTGTAGAAGATCAAGAGTTATCAGTCTTTGACTATGGTAAACTAGATTCATATGAAGAATATAATGTGGACACGACAGATGGTGTATTGGCGTTGTTCACTCCGAATTAATATAATTTAATCTATCTTTAATACTAATATTATTTTTGTAGAGATAATTATAATTGGATATAAGTTGTTGAGTGTAAAATTTATAATCATTAATTTGACTCCTCGTTAAATTAGGAAGTTTATTAATGTAAGGTTTATCGTATCCTACAAGCATACTTGCCCAGTTATATAAATTTAAATTGGTTTCACCATGATGAACCCATCCATTTTTTAATTTGCTCTCTATCATATCTGAAGTTATTTTAATTGAATTTGATTTATTATATGATCTCCAATATTCTGAATCATTTCTATTTGATAATGTGTAGTGACCTAAAACATAATTCATAGTTTCATTTAAGAACTTCTTCATTACCTTACTGAATATCATACTTTCTTTATTAGTCCACATCTTATTTTTATTAATTAATTTAGAAATATTTTTAACTGTTACACATATGACCATTATTGATGTAGCTTCGAGCGGTTCGATAAAACTTTGACCTAATCCATTACTAATTACATTTTTCACCGCTACATTGTCAAGAGAACCACTGTTAAATTTTACAGACCTCTTTGGTTTCCAATTATAACCCTTCGATTGCCAGTATTTTATCATAAAATTCTCTGCATCTTCAACAGAAATAAAATCATCACAGAATACATATCCAGAACCAATTTGTCCCCAAGTCGGAGTTTCCCAAATCCAACCATATTTTTGTGCTACACTGATAGTGCTTGGTCTATAACTTTGACTTTTTACTGATCCCCATATAGCAGCATTGTTTATTAAACCATCATAAGGAATAAATTTTGTTAATTTTTTAATTAGTAATCTATTAAATCCAGAGCAATCAATGTAGAGGTCTGCATTTATTTTTGATCCATCAACAAGTGTCAAACTTTTAACTCCATCTTCGTCATACTCTACATTTTTTATTGTACTTTTTATTTCAGTATATCTATCCAGTGGCACGTTATCACGAAGACTGTTACCAAATTCATGTGCATTGATATGATAACTATAACCAGGAAATTTATTGAAATTAGATATACCTTGATTATTGTAAGGACTCAATTCTTTATCAACAAGGAACTGACTACCACCTTGACTAGCGTTGAACCAATCTGAGTTATACTTGTTATTTTTAAGTCTTTCGTGTAAAAAATATTCAACAGAACTTGATTGTTTATGATAAACACTTTTGCCAAATTCAGTTATGGGTGTGGAGAAACATTGACTAGGTATAAAGTCATCAAAACTATGAAACCATTTACTCCCTATATTATTAAAATTAAGAAATTCTATTCCATACTTAAATGATGCCTTTGATTTTTTCATCCAATCAACTTCATTGATACCGCAAGTTTCTGCAACGTGTTTGATTGTGGGTGTGGTGCTTTCACCTACACCAAGAGTATCAATCTCATCACTATGAATTATAATCAGATCAATATTAGTTGTTGCTGCCAGATATGCTAATGTAATCCAACCAGATGTTCCACCACCAACGATGACTATTTTATTCATATCTCTTGCTTTTACTTACTCCCCTTAACTTATCCATTTTTTTTATGTGTTGAATTTTCATTATGGTATGATATAATATTATTATATCTTTAGGTGCATCAGATTTCCACATAAATGGTAATAATCCATGAACTAAACTCTTAAATGATATTTTAATTAGCAAAGCAGAATTTTTTATAGAGTGCCACAAGTGATATTGATAACTCCATCCTGTCTCAATCTCTAAGTGATATTTTGCTTCCTTTATTATATTTT